GAATGATATGTTTGTCAAGAAATATACAACTGCTCTTTTTAAGAAACAATGGGGACTCAATTTAAGTAAATTTGAAGGTATGCAACTCCCTGGCGGAGTTACCTTTAATGGAAGACAAACCTTAGATGATGCAAATACCGAGATTGAAAAAATTGAAACTGAAATGCAGTTGAGATTTGAAGCTCCACCCCACTTTTTTGTAGGATAAACACTTAAACCAAAATCTAATGAAAAAACTAATTACACTTACCCTTGCGGGAGTGATTCTATTATCAGGAGCAGCTTTCGCTCAGGGAGGACCGGTTCGCGACAAACCAGCTGACAGGACAGGGAACTTCCGCATACCACGAGCCATTCGTGACAACGCTGATATTCAGAAAAGTGTCTTGGCCTTTAGAGAAGCCAGTTCTACCTTCAAGACTTCGCTTACGGCGTTGAAAACGGAATTGGGAGCCGCTGCTGAGACAGAAAAGGGTGCGGTCAAGCAACGCATACGGTCTCTTTTGAAAGACCGTCGTAGTGCGAAGCGCACATTTCGGAAAAAGGTCAGACGGATCAAACGCGCCCTTCGTGAGGATCGCGTAGGTCCGAGAGTCACCCCACGTCCATTGCCTTGATCTGATATGCCAAGAAATGTTTATTTTAGTCACGGTACCACAGCCGAAAAAAGACTTTATGAAGATATTACCATTGAGTCCTTAAAAATCTATGGTCATGATGTATACTATATTCCACGAACGATAGTCAACACCAACGCTATCTTTGATGAAGATGCTCTGTCTAAGTTCGGATCATCTTACATGATTGAAGCATATGTTGAAAATATTGATGGATTTGCTGGGGATGGAGATCTTTTAAGTAAGTTTGGAGTTGAGATAAGAGATCAAATGAATCTCATTATATCTGCCCGGCGATGGGAAGATCTTATTGGAAGATTTGATGCTGATGCAGGAGGATCACCAACCAGACCCAAAGAAGGGGATTTACTTTATGTCCCAGTGGTTAATGGTCTCTTTGAGATTTCTTTTGTTGAAGACGAAACTCCTTTCTATCAACTGCAAAACCTTTCCACTTTTAAACTTACTTGTGAACTCTTTGAATATAACGATCAGGCAATTGATACTGGTGTTGATGCAATTGATAAGTTTGAAACCCAGTTTGCGACAAGAACTCGACTTACTCTTGGTTCAGGTTCTGGAACTTACGACATCGGAGAAGATGTCACTCAGGGATTGGGTAATGCGAGTCCCCAAACCGTTATCACTGCCGAAGTCGCGGCCGATGGAACGGGTTATGTCGATGTTTCAAGCATCACTACATCTTTTGACTCGCCAGAAAGAAGCACAACTCAGTTTGGGGTAACGGCCGGCGTCATAGGAAATCTTGTTGGATCAGACTCGGCCGCATCTTATCCAGTTACTGCAATAGATGGTCATTCTACAATTGATGACAATGATCCAGATGCTCAGAATGTAGATTTTGAAACGATTGGAAATAGTTTCATCGATTTTGGGGAAAGTAATCCCTTCGGTGAAATTAACATAACTACTTAACAATGCTCAACGGACAATATTTTTATAATCAGACCATGAAGAAGGCGGTTGCCGTCTTCGGCACTATCTTTAATAATATAAAGATTGTTCGACAAGGTGGTAGTATGGGACGAGTTCCTTTGGCATATGGTCCGAAGTCGAAATTTCTTTCTCGTATTGCAACCGAAAGAGATGAAGCAGCAAGTAGAAGTATTGCAATCAAATTACCGAGAATGTCCTTTGAGATTACTTCTATTTCTTATGATACTACCGCAAAGTTGAATCGGATGAACAAACGACTCTTTCCGGTATCAGGAAGTAGTGTAAATAAAGATACTGTAATGCAAAGTGTTCCTTATAAATTGGGAATACAATTGAATATTTTGGCAACAACCCAAGATGACGCTCTTCAGATTTTTGAACAAATTCTCCCTTCTTTCACACCAGAATACACTGTTGCCATAAAAAATATGGAAGGGCCCGACACCTCAACGGATGTTCCCATTGTACTAAATGGAGTTTCCTTTACTGATGATTATGAGGGCTCATATGAATCTCGTCGAACTCTTATATACACTCTTGAGTTTGAAATGCGAGTTCGATTTGCGGGAACAACCTCCGAAGGAAAAATTATTCGTATTGTTGATACTTATTACTACAGCAAAATGCTGGATAATGATGATAGTCCAACTATTAAAACATCAAATCCAGTTGGAGAAGAGAATGTAAGAATTATAGCTGTGGATGATGGATCACCATTTGATAGTTTAGACAGTCCTTTGGATATTACAACAACATTTGGGTTTGACTATGCCTCGCCGTGATAAAGATGATATCCTTGCTTCTTTAGAAAAGAACCTTCCGGTATTGCCGAAAAGAATTAAATCAATTGTTGATCAGGGACAAATTAATAATGATACCGAGAATGATGTTGAATATTCTCGACAAAAGATGAAGGAACTGATCGATCTGAGTTCGGAGGCGATCAATAATATGATGTCCCTTGCTGTTGAAACAGAACATCCCCGAGCATTCGAAGTTTTATCAAATATGATCAAACAATCATCTGACATGTCACAAGATCTTATTAAACTTCAGAAAACTCGTAAGGATATTACTCAAACAAAGGACGATAATGAGAGAAATAACACTACAAACAATTCAATCTTTGTGGGTTCAACAAGGGAATTACAGAAATTTTTGAAAGAACGAGATAAGTTACGCTAAATAGCGGAACGCTAAAAGGTGTAACTTTATATAAATGAGTAGTGAATATTACCTTGGTAATCAGAATGTCAAGAGAGATGGACTTTCGTTGGATTACACTCAGGAAGAAGTTAATGAATACATCCGTTGTACGGATGATCCCATTTACTTTGCGGAGAAATATGTAAAGATTATCACACTTGATAAAGGATTACAACAATTTAAACCGTATGATTATCAACGGGAAATGTTTAAACAGTTTGAAAAGAATCGATTTAATATCGTTCTGGCCTGTAGACAATCGGGCAAATCAATCACATGTGTGATTTACATTCTCTGGTATGCAATTTTCAATGCCGAAACGACCATTGCGATCCTGGCGAATAAAGGTTCTACGGCCCGTGAGATGTTGTCTCGGGTAACCTTGGCACTTGAAAATCTTCCATTCTTTTTACAACCAGGTTGCCGAGCGTTAAATAAAGGATCTTTGGAATTCTCAAATCATTCACGAATAATCGCAGCTGCCACAACTGCTAATTCTATTCGTGGTCTCGCGGTCAATCTTCTCTTTCTTGATGAGTTTGCCTTTGTGGATAATGCCAATACTTTTTATACTTCAACATATCCAGTTATTTCTTCGGGAAAGAAAAGTAAAGTAATTATCACCTCAACACAGAATGGAACCGGAACTCTTTTCTATCGACTTCTTGAAGGAGCAATGCAAGGAACAAACGGTTTTAAACCATTTCGAGTGGATTACTGGAATGTTCCGGGCCGAGACGAGGAATGGAAAAAACAAACCATTGCTAATACAAGTGAGGAACAATTTCGTCAAGAATATGGAAATGAAGCAATTGGGTCTTCAAATAGTTTAATCTCTGCCAACGCTCTTCTTGGATTGAAGAGTGAAAATCCGAAAAAGAAGTATCAAGAGGTAAATATATACCGTGAACCAGTGGAAAACCATCATTATTTGATGATGGTGGATGTGTCAAAAGGAAGAGGTCAAGACTATTCAACATTCACTGTAATTGATATCACTAATGGAGAGTTTGAACAGGTTGCGACTTATCGCAATAATATGATTTCTCCTTTGATATTTCCAGATATTATTATTAAAATAGCTAACATGTATAATGAGGCAATGGTTCTCATTGAGAATAATGATGCCGGACAGGTTGTCTGTAATACCGTATATTATGAATATGAGTATGAGAATACCTTTGTAGAATCCTCTGTCAAACGAGGTGGAATTGGTGTTACCATGACTAAACGGGTCAAAAGAATCGGATGTTCGAATCTCAAAGACTTGATTGAATTCGGTAAGTTAAAGATACATGACGGTGAGACTATTCGAGAACTTGCATCATTTGAAGTAAAGGGGTCAAGTTATCAGGCGACTCAGGGAAATCATGACGATCTTGTGATGAATATGGTTCTCTTTTCATGGTTTGTTTCTTCTGAGGCCTTTGGAAATATTAGTGATATTAATCTTAAGGATGTACTCTTTAGTAAAAAGATGCAGGAGATTGAAGATGATGTTCCTCCCTTTGGTATAATCGATGATGGTATGGGATATAACAATGTGGCATATGATAATTTAATTGAGGCACAGAGGGAATGGAAATCGTTATAAATAATCTTATATGGTGTCTAAAATTCACTATATATAAATACCAATATTGAAAAACATCTTATTATGATAAAAACTTATTATTTAACTTAAACAACTGAAAGGAAAATCGCATGGGATTTTTAGTATCACCTGGCGTCGATGTCAACGAAATTGACTTGACAAATGTGATCCCAGCAGTATCAACTTCAATCGGCGGGATTGTCGGTCACTTTAAGTGGGGCCCCGTTGAAGAACTTGTTAGTGTAGGATCAGAAACGGAGTTGGTTGCCACTTATGGTAAACCAGACTCCAATAACTTCGGTCAGTGGCTTCAAGCCTCTGCCTTTTTACAATACGGAAGTGCATTAAACGTGTATAGATTCAACTCAACTAGTTTAAATAACTCTAGTTCGGGTGGTGGAACTTATCTTATTAAAAATAGAGATAATTACGAAGGCCAAACACTGGCTAATAGTCCAATAGATTACTTTGTTGCTCGATATCCGGGCGCACTTGGTAACTCTTTACAGGTTTGTGTTATCACAAATCAAAACTATGCTAATAATGCTGAAGGTACTGCTACTGGTGCAGTAACCGCAGCTCCAATCGGCGATTCTCCTTTAGATAATATTCATATCGTTATTATCGATGAAGACGGACTTATTACTGGAACTGCTGATACTGTTTTAGAAGTATTTGAAAATGTTACTGTTACTTCAGGAACTAAATATGATAATGGAACATCCAGTTACTACATAGATGTCTTAGAAAATTCATCTGCTTATGTCTGGCCAACCTCCAACGTTATAAGTCCGATTGATTACGATTCACCAACGACTGATACTAACAATTACAATTTTAGTTTAAGTGGTGGATCAGACGGATCAGCGCCAACAACCGCAAATTTACAAGCGGTTTATACGACTGCTTTTGGTGATTCTGAAACAATTGATGTAAATATATTAATTGGACCTACAGGTGCAGATACTTCCGCTGTCGGATATGCGGCCGCAAATGCAGTTAATGCAGTTGCATCTACTCGTAAGGATTGTGTTGCAGTAGTTTCTCCTCCAACAACTGGATCATCAGGAACTGCTCTCCAATCAACTATCGCCGGAGCTGTAACAAATGCGAAAACTTGGGCCGACAGTATTACCACAGATTCTTATGGAATTCTGACATCAACAGCGGCTTATGTTTATGACAAATACAATGATGTTTATCGTTGGATTGGTTCCGCTGGTCATGTTGCAGGTCTTCTTGCTAACGTCGATGATGTTGCAGAACCTTGGTTCTCTCCAGCTGGATACAATCGTGGTCAATTGCGTGGAGTTGTGAAACTTGGATATAATCCATCATCATCTCAACGTGATACACTCTACAAGGCTCGGGTCAATCCTCTTGTATCTTTCCCCGGCGCAGGATTACTGCTTTTCGGTGATAAGACTGCACAGATTAAACCAAGTGCCTTTGATCGTATCAATGTTCGCCGTTTGTTTATCATATTGGAAAAAGCGATTTCTACTGCATCCAAATATCAGTTATTCGAATTGAATGACGAGTTTACACGAGCAATGTTCAGAAATATGACAGAACCTTTCCTTCGGGATGTTAAGGGTCGTCGTGGTATTACTGACTTTCTCGTTGTTTGTGACGAAACAAATAATACCGGAGAAGTAATTGATACAAATCGTTTCGTGGCAGATATCTATATCAAGCCTGCGCGATCAATCAACTTCATCACGCTCAATTTCATCGCCACTCGTACTGGTGTTGAATTTTCTGAGATTGCTGGATAATCCTGTTATAAATACTAAAAAGAAAGGACAACTATCATGGCACAAGGAGTAGACGATTTTAAATCAAAACTTATAGGAGGGGGCGCTCGCCCAAATCTGTTCAAGGCAACGGTCAACTTTCCAACATATGTTGGAGGTGACAGTGAATTGACATCATTTCTAATCAAGGGAGCTCAAATTCCCGCCAGTGTTATCGCCCAGATTGACGTACCGTTTCGCGGCCGTCAACTGAAGATCGCTGGAGACCGTACATTCGAAAACTGGACAATTACCGTTCTTAATGACGCTGTAATGAATGTTCGTAACGCATTTGAGCGTTGGATGAACGGAATGAATGAACATAACGCTAATATTGGATTAGTAAATCCAACAGATTATCAAGCAGATATGCTCGTCGAGCAACTTGATAAAGCTGAAAACGTAACAAAACGATATCAAATTCGTGGAGCATTTCCTGTAAATGTTGCCGCAATTGATTTGAGTTATGATACGAATGATGCGATTGAAGAGTTCACTGTTGAACTCGCATATCAATATTGGGAATCATTGGGTGGAAATTGGGAGACTACCTCTTAATAAATAAATATTAACTTTATTTTATTCACCCCGTGAGTCGATCCTTGCGGGGTGGATAAATATATTTATGGAAATATTTGGATACGAGATAAGCAAAAAGATTGCACCAAAAGTAAAGAAAGAAATTCTTTCACCGATTCCCAAACCGAGTGAAGATGGTTCTTCTACCACAACGGTTTTCTCTGGAGGCATGGTTGGTCAGTATAT